TGCACCGGCAGGGCCCCGCGGGCCAGCCGGGCCGGTCGTGCCCTTAGGCCCCTGTGCGCCCTTGGCAACGCCAACGTCCAGCGTGGTGCCATCCGTCAGCGTCAAAATCAGATGGCCGCTGTCGTTAATGGCAGCGGACTGGATGTCCTTGCCCAGCAGTCCGGCCACCCGGATTAGTTCATCCTGGATGGCGTTGAGAGTGGCAGCATCAATAACGGTCTGGTTGTTCACAAAGATCGTCTTGCTAAATGCCATTAGATCACTCCTTTCGGTGCCCAAATCGGGCACAAGCTGTCAGCCCATTATTCAGGCCGTCCTGCGCCATGTGTACACGGCCAGGTACGGCGGCATATTGTTGTGGGCCTGGCCGCCGCAGTTGGACGTGGCCTTGCCCGTGTACGCGTTGGCGGTGCCATTGGGAGACACGATCTTGATGGCCCCGGTGCCGACGATATCGCTCTGGCCCGTGTAATCGTAGCCGTGGGTGTGGTTTGCCATCTCCGCCGCCGTCAGGATGTGCTCCTCCTCGCCGCCGGTAGAGCCAGCCGCGTGGGAGTCGCCCGCTGCCAGCAGAAACCGGTCCTTTACCTGCTCCCAGGTGCCTCCAAACAGGTCCGCTGGAGATGTGGGGTCCGTGGACTGGTAGATGCTGCCGACGGGGTGGAGGTAGTCCAATAGAGCTTTCCCCAAATACCGGATGGGCCATTTGAACTCTACCACCTTTTCGTGTTCCGCCACTCCGCCGAAGCAAACCCCGGGCAGGGTAAAACTCATGTTCATCGGGACCGAAACGGTGGGGATGGTGATCTCCCGCGTTACCGTGGTGCCCAGGGAATCCGTAGCTTTGACCTGTACAACGCTGGTCGTGTCCGTACCAAAGGACACCAAATACACGGTCTTTGCACCGCTGGTCTGGTTGGTCAGCGTGGACGCGCCGGTGATCTCCACAGACGCCTTGTTTCCGGCCAGCTGGAGGGACAGGGTGAACGTCAGTTTGATGTCCGCGCCCATGGAATTTTCCGTCCACACGCTGTTCGCGTAAGAGCCGCGCACAAAGGTCAAATCCTGGACCACTGGGCCGCTGTATGCGTTCACAGTGATGTTCTGGGTAACAGATGCCGTGCGCCCTCTGTTGTCCGTTACGGTGGCTACAACGGCCATTGTGCCGCTTCCTGTAAGTACGTTGTCCCCGTCCGGGCTGGCGGCTTTTCCGCCGATTGTCAGGGACTTGGCCTTGATGGTGCTGCCGTAAGACCCAGCAGCGGAAAACGTGGCTTTCAGAGTGCTCTTACCCTGCACCCAGCCGTATGTGGGATGATATCCGGAGGTGTCTGACAGACTCACGGACAGGGTGGGTCTTACCGATGCAGGGATGGATGCCGTCAGTGTGGTCGTATTGGTGCCCACCACGGTGTCCCCGTTGTAGGTGGTGATCTCCGCCGCGATGTTTACGGAGATTCCGGACGTATTCTGCGCGGCCCAATCCAATGGCGGCGTATACGGAATGGACGTGGCGCTGGATCTTGTCGCCACAGTTACCTGTGCCGCAGAACCGCACTTGAGTTTGATGGTGTGCGTAAAAGTGCTCACGGCCCGGGTCACTTCAAGTGTACCGGCAGAACCCAGCACAAGTCCGGATGCCGACACGGATGATGCCCGGGGGATGTCAGGAAGATTGACTGTGCCGGAGACCGTCAGGCTGGACGGCGTGTAGGATGACGTAAACCCACTGTGCCAGTCCGCGGAAAGCACCACAGATCCCTTGCCCATATTGTTATGGGCCACGGTGATGGACTTGCTGCCCAGCTTGTACCAGCCTTTGGAATTGTACCGGTACGGGTTATACACCTTGGTGCCTTGCAGAGTGTAATAGCAACTATTGGCATCCAGGTTGTAGCTCTCGCCGGTGCCGTCATAGATGTACAGCGTCAGGGACAGTGTGGACTTGTTGTCCGCGATGCTCTGGGATACGCTGTAATCCAGCCGCAATTGCCAGCCGGTGGAAGATTTTGCACCGTAAATACTCGCCGCCATCAATTCACCCCCACGAAGGACGCGGAACCGTTGGGCTGTACGACAATGCCCATAGGACCCAGACGGAACTTGCTCAGTTCCACCAGCTCAAAGCTGTTGTTGTTCCAGTACGCCAGAAGGGTCCCGGAAGTATCGTAGAATCCGATTTTGTCGTTGTACTCTTTCAGCACGATTTCCGACGCAGAGGAGCCAATACGCAGCACCGGATGGCCGTCATCGTCGATACTGGCGTCGATAAAATCCGAAAGCGTCTGGCCGTTGACGGTGACTCTTTCGGCAGACATTTGCCCAGCGGTGATGACATTTGCGTTGATCTCGCCGTCCATGGTCAAGGCAACACCGGAAATGGTATTTCCGCCGTCCTTAGAGAATCCCAGACCACCGGTGGACATAATCCACATCCGGGTATTGGGTGTAATGGTGGGCGTATCTCGCAGGGTCCACCCGATGGGAAAGCCCTGATCGTCCAGAGTCAGTTCATAATACCCGCCCTTTGCCCCGATGATCTTCTGCGTGGCGTTTTGCATGGCCTTGGTAAGGCCCTCATAAGCCCGCTTAATGCGCTGCTCTGTAGGGCTCTCCATGGCGTAATCCGCGTCTTGTGGGGCGTAACTGTGCATCGTAGAGGACAGGCCGCCGTACAGGTGGATTTCCTGCTCCATAACACATACATCCAGCCATTCGCCGGTATCACCCTCCACTTGGATAACGTCTCCCACCTCAACAGACGGGTCGCAGCGCCATTTTACGTCGCAGGGCTGGAAAGATATCTCTACCTCCGGCTGAATCAGATCCGCAACGGCCTGGTTCATGTATGGGTTTGTGGATGTGATGCCCAAGCCGGTGCCGGATGTAATGGGTTCATCTTCTGTTCCGGTGGTGAGGCTGGATACCGTGTACAGATCGTCTGCCGTGCGGGTCAGGCCGGACATGTACTGTTGGTCCCGGCTGACCTGAAAAGTAGTCTTTGCGTACCACTTGAACACCAGATTGCCGTCCCGGTCGAAATGCGCGGACTGTCCGCACAGTCCAGCCAGCCACCCCAGCTGCTGTCGGATGGTCCCCTCAAACACAGATTCGATTGTCATATCTGGGAAAGTCACCGTTGCGGGAGTCAGGCCGCTTTGCGCACACAAGTCCGTCAGCATAGCGTCTGGCGTGGCGGGGAACTCAATTTGCGGGGTGTACTGCTCCGTCAAGGATGCCATCTGGTCGTAGCCGGTGATTTCCCAACCGTACGCCAAATTATCCACGCCGTCTGCGGGGATGTAGTATCGGCCCAGGGGGACATATTCCACCCCAGACGCTGCGGTGCTTACACCAGCGATTGCCTTACCGGCCACAGCCTGACCGGCAATGGCTGTCGTGCCTGTATCACCACCAGGAACGTAGATGCCGATATACGGAACAAAGTACCCACCGGACAATTGCAACGGCTCGTCCGGCTTGTAAATACGGATTTTGCACCGCCCGGAACAGGCGGAGCCGACGGAGATTCCGTCTGAAGAATCAAACGCCGGTGTTGCGGTGATCTCCTGAACGTAGTTCCCGTCAAGCTCTGTCTGCCCGTTAAAAATCACCTTTGCCTTGATTTCGCGGCCATAATCCGCAAAAGCGGCGTGAAACGCGGTGGAGACATTGTACATGGCGTCACCTCTCCACGAAGTTCATGGACAGCCCGCCCCACAGCCATTTCCCATCGGTTTCGGGCCGCATGATCGGCGATGACCGGTCGCCTACGTAGCACATCATAGTGCGGTCGGTGCCGGTCATCGCGTCGGGGTATGTAAGGCTGAAAAACACATCGTCCACGGCTTGCAAAAGCTTGGCCATTTCAGCAGAGACGAGTGGCCGCCAGGAGCATTCCAGCTTGCGCTTCACGGCCACGCGGTCGCGGAACATATCGCCGTTCTGGTTTCTGCCGGTCCCATCTGCGTCTAGGTCGGAAATGTTCCATTTCAGTTCATCCGGGGCCGGGAGAGATACCACAGCCCCGGATTTCTTTGTTACCTTAAGTACTTCCATGCGTCACCTCACGTCAGCAGCGGGCTTTTGCCGTTCATGCGCACCTGGGAGTTGTTTTCCCGCACCATCTGCCGGAACATCTCCTTGCCGTCCATTTGGACAATGATGGTAATGGGCCGGTCGCTGCCTTGCCCTAGCACCTCCGCAACGGCCTGTTTGATGGTGTCCAGGGGGGCCTCAATGTTGGTGCCGTGCTTCTGGTCGCCCAGTACGGCCAAAAATTCCCGGTTTGCTGGGATCACCGCGCCCTGGGCCAGGCGAGGAATGTGGACATTTCCCCAATTGACCCGCCCAATGTTCACGCCAGGAATCTTGTTTAAGATGCCCGTGATGCCATTCACCATATCGCTTACGCCGCCCAGCACCCAGTTGATGCCCCGTTCAATACCCGAGATCAAGCCGTTCATAATGGTTTTCCCGAGGTTCAGCCACCAAGCCGCAGTGAATACGGGAGCGATATAGGAGTTCCAGAATTCTTTGATTTTTTGCCAAACGTTCTTGATTTTGTCCCGGATGAAATCCCAATTTGGTGCAATGGCCGCCGCCAAACTAACGCCACCGGCAAGCAACATCCCAATGCCCAAGGGTATTCCTACGCCCGAAAAAATAAGCATAAGCCCGAGGACAACAAGAAAACCGCCGATCATAGCAAGAGTTTTGCCAAGAGGGCCACGAAGCGCCTGTGTAATGCTATCCCAATTGGGCGCAATTACGGAAAACGCAAACATGGCGCTTCCGGCAACGATCATGCCAATGCCCACAGCCATCATACCGGGCACCATTGCCAGCAAAAGGCCAAATACGGCAATATAGGGAGAAATTTCGCTGAATATTTTGGTAAGTGCCGATGTCAAATTTGTGCCGAGCAGCTCCCAGTTCGCGCCGACTTCGCCGACAGCAAACAACGCAATACCTGCGATAATCAAGCCAATACCAAGGGCCTGCTGCCCGGGGACAAACAGTAGCACAGCGCCAAACAGGGCAATGTAAGGGGAAATATCGATTAGCATATTTGCAAGGGCTCCCACAAGGTTGGTGCCGAGCAGATCCCAGTTTTCCGCCACTTCGCCGACAGCAAACAACGCAATTCCCGCAATCAGTAGTCCAAGGCCCCACGGTATATTGCCGGTCAACATAAGAACCACGCCGAGAATTGCAATCATCGGGCCGATAGCAATCAGAATCTTTGAAAGACCAGTTTCCACAAGCGTCTTTGCTGCTTCTCCGCCGTCGGATGCATAAACACCGTATACTGTCAACGCGCCTGCAACCATCATCGCAATGCCTACCCCAACATGGCCGGAAAAAGTAAGGATTGCTCCAATTGCAAGCAGCGCAATGCCTGTCATTAGGGCCATTATGGCATTTACGCCGCTCCCAATATCACTATCAAAATTAACTGCATTCCCTCCGCTTTCGCTCCCGCCTCCTGCGTCGTTGCCGCTTATTGTGTTAAGCTCGTCAAACGGTGCCAAATACTTGCTTGCTTTTTTCGCTGCGCTCCCTACACCCTCGATGGCGTTTTGTTGATCGTTTAGGCTTTTTGCCGCTTTTTTCGAGGCGCTATAAGTTGAGCCAAAAAGCAAGGACAACAGACGAGACGCGCCGGTCAGTGTATATGTGATGATTTTTGCCAGGGCCGTAAAGGCGGGGATCGCTATATTGACAATCGGTTGCGCTAGGGTGCGTAGCTCGCCTTTTAGTCGAGCAACTGCATTCATAGCATCATCATTCGTCTGTATGGCAGACCACATATATTGCTTAATTTTCCGCAGCGCGGCGGTAATAATTGTGAATATAAATACCCGCTTAGCAAGGCCCTTAATGCGCCCGACAAGTTTGTTGAAACTTTTTTCTGCTTTTTCAGCTGCAGGAGATAACGCCTTTGTTGTCGGGGCAAGTGCCTGGGCGGATTTTTGCGCCCCTGCAACTTGTTTTTGTAAATCTGCGGCTTTTTCTTTTGCCGCATTTAATCTGCGTTCGGTTTCTCTGATTTTTTCGTTTGCTTTATCTAATTTATCTGCAGCAGCGTCAAATTCTTTTTGTAAAGCAGATACATTTTTTTCTTGTCCGAGAATAGAATCGGATGTAAAAAACTCTTGTCCGCTTTTCATGTATTCCAATTTTGCTTTTGCTACATCTAACTGTGCGCCGAGTTGCGCAGATTGGTTTACAATCTCCGTTTTCCCCGTGTTTTGCTCTTTTAACTTTTCAGATATTCTTTCTATTTTCTGAGTAATGGAATTGAGTTCTTTTTGCGCCTGCTTGTCGTCAACATTTACTTCCACCACGACAGACCCATCCGACATTAAATCACCTACTTGCTTTTGAATTTTTAATATGGTATATTATTGATACCAAAATTTAAGGGAGGGAGTTTTATGGATACCAAGTACCTGTTCTTGGTAATTATTATTGTTGCTATTTGCAGACTGGCTTTTGTTTCAGCGAATAATGCCAAATTAAAAAAGCGGTACGGTGACGGCGAGTTGCTTCTTGTCGACAAGTTCCAGTTTATAGGAGGTCTGGACCTGCCGCAGAATGTCATGTGCAAGCTAACCTGTTTGCGCTCTCGCATTATCATGCAGGCAAACGGTCAGGAGTTTAATCTGCAAACTGATAAACTGATTGATGTGTCGATCATGACCAACACAGAAATACAGAAGCAGTATGTATCCAGTGCCGGCGGCGCTGTGGCGGGGGCAATGCTGCTCGGGCCCATCGGTGCAATTCTTGGGGGAAGTGCCAGTAAACGCAGCATAAAAACGAACACAAAGTATCTAATCTTCACATACCTGGCCGATGTCCAAACGAAATATATCCTTTTTGATGTGACGAAAAAAACGCCGCAGGCAAAAAGGCTTGTGAAGCAGTTCTCCTATCTGAAGAACAAAGACACCGTAAAAATCGACCTATAACCAACGCGCAAAAACCGCTCTCACAGGAGGGCGGTTTTTTATATCCATTGATTGATAACTTTTTCATCGCTATCCGTGTATTGCCGTTTGAAATCCACAAGATGCTTATTCTGCTTGTAAAATTCCTGATCGGATTTATCCAGCTTTTGATTTTTGGATTTCTTTTTGCGGATGCTTACCACTTGGGCAAATGTGCAATCACCTATTTCTTGGTATGCGGCTATAAATGTCCACCAGTGCAGATATTCAAGGGAGCGGATTTCCGTGCCAAGCACGCGATTTATGGGGCTTGCAATCATCGGGAAATCCTGCTGCCAATCCATGAGCTTAGGTCGCTTTTCATCCCGGCATTCTTCCTCGCCGCAATTTATAAAGGATATGCATTGCCGCACCGCGTTCTCGTATTCCGTGTATGGGATATCCTCGTAATCCGGGTAAAACATTTCCATCACTGCCTCTGCCTTATCGGCGCTGTCCAGCTCCGAATCAGAAAGCATTTCCAAAATGTCCAAAATGTCCCGGTAATCAGACCGAATGGCGTATTCCTTCCCGCCCAGCTCCACGGATTTTGGCAGGCTGTATCTCATTTGTGGTACTTCTTGGTGTACTTGCTAATGCGCGGGTTGGTAAGCTTCTGCTCCCGGGCATACGCAGTATCCATTTCGTCCACCAGCGCAAAAAGCAAATTTGCCCAAATGGGGAATCCGTTGGCCAGCGCGTAAAGATTCAGCTCACCAAAAAGCGGGGTGCAGATATCAAACCCGAATACTTCTCCGTTGATGATCTCCCGCATTTCCCGGTCCATCTTTTGGCCAATGTCAAAAATTTCCTTTTTATCGGCGTTTTTTTGCACTTCGTCCTTATAACCATCGTTCATTTTGTCGAGTTTTTCAAACGCGGAAAAAAGCCGACGAGAAAGCCCCATATCCAGCGGATTAAACGCAAATTCACATTCTTTCCCGTCGGTAGTCACAAAAGTTTTAGTGACTACGCCGGTATCAATTTTGATGATATTTTCGCTCATGGTGTCCTCCGATTTATTTGTATATTGCGTGATAATGGGGCGGGAAACCCCGCCCCTATTTTTTACTGTGCGGCAGCAAACTCGATCTTGCCGGCAGCGCCCTTCGCCACGGTCCCCAAAGTGCGGGTCCCGCCATAGGTAATCTCACTGGCGATGTTTAGTGTACCGCCGCCCTCGCCGCCGATGGAAGTAACGGCAATGGCGCAGGAATCATAACGCTCGGCAAACTTTGCATCGCCGCTGGTGGCGTAGAAGTGGCCGATCATCATGTCCTGGTTGGCCAGCGCCTGCGCATCGTGGTCTTTTACGGCCAAATTCCACATCTTCACGGCTGCTGCATCACCAGCATCCAAGGGGATGGGGTCAAAGGTCTGTGTAATAACGGGCTTTTTCATGGTTGTGAATGTGTTCCCCAGCACATCCTGCTTGCTCTCCTGGCCCCAGTCCATTTCCTCGCTGCTGTCCTCCACCCGCTTGCCGATAGCACTCCACACAGGGGACTCGGAGGAGCCCGTATTCAGGTATGCGATCAAAAGTTCGCGGTCAATGGTCTGACCTTCCGGTGTTGTAAAAGTCAAATCTGGCATTATGTATTCACCTCGTAATTCATTTTCATTAAGATTTGATGATCTTCGTCGCCGTTTTCATACACAGCGAACAAAGAAGATCGCGTAGTAGGCTCCAGGCTTACAACGCGTTTTCCGGTACCAATGTCGGGGCGCTTGCCGGTCGCCCAATCTCCGATAGCGTTTAACAGTTCGTCAGCCTTGAGCCGTTTGTCGTTGCTGTTCCCCGGCTTCACTCGGTAGATTATCTTGAACTGATACTCCGCCACATAACCGCCGGTGATATACCTCCGCACGATGTACGCCGCCTGAATGGTGGACATCGCCATAGCGGAAGTATCTGCAGGAAGAAACTCAAAGCGTATAATGTCGACTGGCAACTCCGCGTATGTGTTCAGCCACACAAGTAGCTTGCGCGATACCTGATCTTCTTCCGCCGCCGACACGGCCTTTTTAATCTTTTCCAAATTTCTTCACCGCCTTATCTGCCACCCGCACCCACTTCTCCATGTTCTGCGCTTTGGAAGCCTCAAACCAATGGCTCTGTGCTTGCGGGTGCATCGCCTTGGAAAATACAAGGTCTCGGTTTGTCAAAACCTTCGTCCCGCCCTTTGGCGCAAAGGTGCTGCCGGTTTGCGGATCAACCATGACTTTGCCGTAGTACAAAAACCGCGCATAAGGCCCGGGGTAAATAATTTTGTTGCCGTCTAACCTCGTGCGTATTGTTAAAGATCCTGTAAGTGCAGGGACAAACGGCGCGGTGTCTTTTATGACCTGCTGCCCCACAATGCTTTCAGCGCGGGTGCAGCTCTCAGCCAGTTTGTCCTTGATGGCCTCCATGCCGCCAAAATGCATCGCAAAGGTAACGGCCACTTATTTCCCACCCACTTCCCAATGCTGCATATCTGCGCTGCCAAAGTCTTTTGCGTCAACCTTAGTCACATTCCAGCAATTATCGTGCGCCAATGCCACGCCCTCGTTGTCCGTTACAAATTCGCCTTTGACGAAAAATGTATCGCCACCATTGCCGGTGGTGGATAACGTCCATAGGCCCGCCCTGTCGCTTGAGGCAAAAAATGCTTGCGGCTCTGTATATGTCTTGGGCTTTCCGCTAAATCCATCCACAGCTTTTACCGTAAATGGGATATACAGGTTTACTGCGTCGGCGCCTTCAAGCCCGCTTTTGCGCACGTTAACTCCCTTTGCCGCCTCGCAGAACACGCCATCAAGCACGGTTACATATAGGTTTGTGACATCTTTTAGCGTGGCAGGGTCCGGTTCACGCACGACGTTGTAAACCGTTACAGTGTGGGGAGTGTACATCTGCAACCACCTCCGCGATACAGCAACCCTGTATGGGCAAGGTATTCCATGCACGTTTCCGCCAGCAATTTTCTTGCGCCGTCCGTGGCACTCAATGCAGCAGCGGCGCTTTCCCCGCCGCTGGCCAGTGTGCGAGAATACCCGCCTACCGTTTCACTTTTCACGTCACCGCCGGTAAGCGCATCCGTCAGCCTGGTTGCGGCAAGTTGCTGCGCGGTCTCGATCAACTGATACTTGTCCACCAATGCGCAGCAACACATCTTTACAGCGTCCATATCAGCGTTGTCTTTCGCCCGGTTTTGGGTGTAGTAATCGAGGAAGGAGCTGGCCCGAACAGCCAGACGCGGAAAATCTTCCTCGCTCACAGAACCCATATAGATTCCGGCGTAGTATGTATAATCAGCGTATGTCATACGGGTCAGCTCCCTTCCAATACTGCGATTATGTCAGCCTTGCGCATTGAACTGCTGACCCCGTCCACCCCGTTTCCCCTGGCATAATCAAGCAGTTGGGCTTTTGTCATGTTGGAGAAAGAAGAAGTTTCAGGGTCAGGCTCACTCAGCAGTTCGCTTAGCCCCCCACTGCCGGAGTGATGGAGCCGACAACCACGCCGTCAATGCGCTCGGCGAACAACACCATGCCGTTGATAACGGTATCGGATGCGGTCATGTTGGTGTAATCGGGTTCCTCATGGATACCGATATAACCGGTGGCGTCGGTGGTGAAGTTGAACACCTCGCCCAGATCTGCGCCGTTCACAGGGATGTAGTACAGGACGATGTTGTCCTTGGCGGTGGCGTAAATCTTTCCCTTGGGGACGCAGAATCACGGTGCCCAGGCCGAGAAAGTTCTCGACATAGGTCATGCCGAAAGCGGTCTGCAGGGTGATGTTGGCAGTTGCGAGATAGTCCGCAACATCCAGCGGGTTCATGAAATACACTGCGCCGATCTCGTCATCCTCGAACAGCACCTGCAGCTGGCCCCATGCCTGAGCCAAGGTCGCCTGGAAGGTAGCACCGCTGGCCGTGCCAGTACCGGTTGCGAGGAAGCCAAAGAAATCCTTGCGGATACCTTTCTGCACGTCCTTCAGCATTTCATCGGTGGTCATTTCGACGGCCTGATCGTAGCCGCGATCAGTGATTGCCTCGGCAGAAGTGGCCTTACGCCACTTCTTCAAGGTGATCTCCTTGTAGTTCACAGCCTCGGTCTTGTACTTGCTCAGAGGGATGGTCTCGCCCTCGGCCACAGCGCCGTCTTCCAGAGTTCCGGTAGCCTTGTAGCTCTTGAGCACAGTACCGGCCTGCTTGGCGATCTTGCGGGTAACGCCCAGAGCCTCCATCAACTTCTTGATGGAATAGCCGAACATTTCGGTAAACTCGATCTCGCGAACACGGGCAAGATCTTCCTTCTTAATCAGCTTAGGATCAACAGCCATTTTTATTCTTCCTTTCTAAACAAATCCATATTTGCGGCGATTGCAGCGCGCCGCTCCGTTCTGTCGGTGATTTTCATAATCTCGTCCTTGGTCATAGGCTTGCCGCCCTCGTTGAGCCGTGCGCCCATGTCCAGCCGGACAGCAGGCTTAGAAACAAGGCTCTTATAAGTGCCGTCTACGAGAGCGTCAAGGCTCTTGGTGTCCTTGATCTTCTCGCCGTCCAGCTCCAAGGCAGACATTTCCTCGCCGCATCCGCGCATGGCAAGGTCGAGATTTGCGCCGGTGATGTTTTTGCTCTCAAAGTAAGCCCGGACGGCCCTTTCCTTTGCCGCCTTGCTCTCCTTTGCCGTGATGTCGGTCTTAAAGGCTTCAAAGGCCGAGTGTTCCTTCTCGTACTTCTCCTTATAACCGCCGTCACCTGCCGCCTTGAGGTCGTCCAACTGCTTCTGAACGCCGGGCAGCTTCTCCGCATCGGCCTTGTAGCGGGTCACATCCGCCTTTAGGCCGTCCACAGTGTCGGTATGCGCTTCGATGATGGTATCTACCTGCTCATCGGTGAGACCCATACCCTTCAAAAGTTTTCGTGTAAGTGCCATGACACTATCTCCTTTTCTTTGGCCGCGTTTCTTCGCAGACGATAGTTTTTATAAAAACCGCTGTGCTTTGCGGGTTTTACTTAAAACAAAAGAGCTAACCACCGAGAATTCCTCAGCAGTTGGCTCCTATTGCCCTTTCCCGCGCCCAATTACGCGGGAGTTGAATATTTGATTGTTTTCTTGACCTCTAACACAATGTATCCGTCACCCTTGCGCCGGATCTCCGCGTCATTTCCGCGCCGGATAATAGCCTCGCTGGCCTGCATCAGTTTATCATCCATTAGCCTACCCCGATTTCTTTCAAATATGCTTCATACTCATAGGGGACGCCAATGTCATAATTCTTGTAGTAATGCAGGAACTCATACGGGAAGGTGAATTTACCGTCCCAAAACATACCTGCGTGAAGTTCTTCTCCAGTAAACATATCAAAACTGGGCAGCGATGTCAACCCGGCATCGAGGGAGGAAATGTGGCTTAAAATCGCTTCTTTTGGGATACTATTTTTGTATTTCTTATAGTCTTCAAAATTCTCAATAGAATTCTTGTATGGCAATCCTTTAAAAAAACCGAAATCCATGTCACTTTCTCCTTCCTCTTTGATTTGGGGTAAACGGCAAAATATTTCCTTCCCCATGTGTTCCTACTTTCAGTACGCCAGCACCGGAAATAAAAAGCACATCGTCTGGGGCTTTCACTTCAACGCCAAGTGCATTTGCCAGCTCTTCTGCAAAGCAATAATCGTTTTCCATGCGTGCGCCTGTGCTGCAAGATAGCAAACGAACTTTCTGGCCATTCCACCCTTTACTATGCCGAATGACTGCGGCAAGTAAGCGCGGTGACATATTGAGTTCTTTTGTGCCAAATCCGACTGCCGTCTGGCTTCCGTGCATAGCGACGTCAAAATATGTTTTAAGAGGTTTTACCCTTTTAACATTTTCATTCAGCGGGTCACCGTCCGGGAAGCAAGCAAAGCCATTTTCCAGCTTCATTGTACGTCTTTTCACAATAGAATTCAAGTTATCTCTTGCGTCTGCGCCGAAAAACTCAAGAGTGTCTCTATCGTCTTTAGCGTTAGACACTTCCACTTTTGCCCGATGCGTTTTCATGGCATTTGCCGTTTTTAACATTGCGTCATCCGTAAAATAGATGCGCATCCGCTCCGGTTGCTCCGGCAGGCCAGCTTTCACGCTGAACGCCTTGTATTTAGCGTTTAACCGCCGTAGCCGTATGTTTACCGCAGTCTCATCTTCATGCAATCCTGCGGCCTTGTAGGCGGCTTTTTCACGCTTTAGCTTTCTAACCGTTCGCTCAATACGGCGCTGCATCTGGGTTGCCTCGTATGCCGTGTAATCCTTGCCATCAAACGTGCATCCGTGGTCATCATCGATGTGCTCCAACTGTTCATTCGTGTAAGTGCGCTCGGACACGCCCTCAACCCACGGGAACCGCCTGTGGCGGCAGTTGACCCCTTCCAGGCCGTCAACAGCGCCCAGGCCGCAAACATCATAAATGCTCGGGTAAATGTCCCCTACACGGACGCTGTAAACACGTCCTTGCCAATCCTTATGCGATGACCACGGTGACGGTCCCGGCTTATCTCGCGCGCCAACATGGGCCGATACTTCAAAATAGGGCGTATCCAGATATTCTGAGGATTGCTCCGTATACTTGGCGCAGATTTGAGATACGCCGGTCATTACGGCTCTTCGCACGGCAACATCGACATGATCCCGATGGCCGCTTTCGTAGTCAACCACTTTCAGACCGCTGTCCGCAAGTTCCTTTACCGCCGTTTTAATTGCCTGATTGTAGTTAATTGCACCGCTCTGCACCTGCAACGCTGCGCTGTCAAGTGCCCATTGGTACGCTTTGGCAGGTGGGAGCATTGTGCGCCCAGCGTCCACCAAAAAGCCCATTGATTGTGTTATATTGCGCAAGTCCCGCTTTGTCTGCTGGTATATGGCCCAGGTGTCCTCGATGCTTACCAGCGTTTCCGGCTGAGTGATATGCGCAAGGTCAATGACATTGGTGTAATACTGCTGATTGCGTTCCACAACATCATCAAGCAGTTTGTTTAATTTCTGCTCACTTATGCCGGTTGCTTTTTGTATGGCCTTTTTAATCTTTTTAAGGTCAATGCCGTGCGCCCGCAGCGCCTTGATGTCCTGCACCGTTACCTCGTTCAGTTCATCCGCAACTTTCAACCGGGAGCAGATTTCATCCAGCAACACAAGCTCAAGCGCCCGGAACAGTTCTGCCAGCTCCTCTGGGAGCGCATCAAGTAGTTCCGGGGTAAATGGATACCGGCTCATTTTTCACAACCCAAAAAGTCCCAGTGTTTTCTCCAAATCCCATTACTCGACCTCCGTTTCTTCCTCGGTTACCATGTCATGTGCCTTCGGCAGCGCCGCCTTTGCGGTCGCCTCGTCCTCGTTCATCCAGCGCATACGGAACTCCCAATCGTTCATGATGCCAGCGTTAAGAAGCTGCACGTCACGGTTAAAGTCCTGGCCCTTGTCCTCAATGATGGAATCGTCAAAGTCAATGGAGATCTGGACGTCCTCATTGAGGGATGCGCCCATGTACCGATTTCCCATGCGGAGCAAGCTCCGGCACAACTCTGTGATTGCCCGTTCAAGCACAATTTCATGTTTTTTGACCGTGCGGAACAGGGTGCTGTTCTCGCTGATGACCTGCGTGGCAGTTGCGATGCTGCCCTGGTTGAATTTGTAATGGTTCTCACCAAAACCGCACTTGCTGGACAGGATGTTCAACATATCTTGCATGCCGGTGTTAAACTCCGCCGTCCGTAGCGACATATCGACCTGCTGCAAGATGTTGCCGTTGCCGCCTCTGTCCTCCGGAAGTACATAATAAACGGTCTCACGCTTATCAAACACTGGCCGACCATCAATGCTCTGGGTTGCCTCCGGCTGCACCACAATGCGCTTCTTGCCCAACACAAATTCGTTCACATAGCTATCATAGGTGATGTCAACGCTCTTAAGCTGGTCGATGGCGTGGGCAAACGCAGCCACGCCAAGCGGGTTGTTTTCGTCAGAGTTTGCAATGTTCAGCCGGTCAATCACAAACTGCGGCTTGTCGCTGCCGGTATGAATCACCGGAGGAATTGTCTCAAACCCTTTCACGCTGGCCAGCGGTACTTCCTCCGCATCATACAGATGGTTCTCAATGTCATACTCGCCGTTGCGCAGCCGGTGCACCTGGATGTAAGTATATTCTGTTTCATCGACCTTCCGAGTGGATGCGAACGCACACTCGCGGATAACGCCGTTATCCCACGTCAGCGGGTAGATGTTCCAGGCGCTGACGTAGTTGATGCGAATGCGGCCAGAGTCAATGATTTCTGCTGTATCTGGGTTAATTCCCATGCCTTCCATCACCGGCACATACGCGACGGTTCCTACTGCCGCTTTGCGCTCCTGCGATTCGTTAGCCTTGACCTCCCAGTTGTTATCGGCAAAAACAGTATCGATAAATTCCTGTTCCTGTTTGCCTTCAAGCGTGATGTTGACTCGCTCGTTCATTAAGAGGTTGGCCCAGTCCTCGCAGACTTTCTTTCCCATTCCCACCGAATACCGGTGGCACTCCAGCTCTTCAATTCCATTCCACACCGTATAGCTGTGGAAATCTTCAACGTTTCCCTTATACCATGCGGCCCACAGGTCGATCAGAGAATAGAATTTATTGTCGACCGTGTCAAACCCAAGATCCTTTAATGCTCTCCGAATATTCACTATTTCACCGTCCCATCATGTGCCCGGCACGTTCCAGGTCTTTGTAATAAGGCTCAATGCTGTACTCAAAAGCATCCAAACTGTCGATGTCGGACGTGCCGTCATCCAAGCGCTCGTCCTCAAATTTATCAGGATCATAAATCGCGGTTTGCAGTGCATCGATCAGATGCGGGCAGTTGCGCGAAACCTTAAAACGACCCTGTTTCATCAGCAGCACCACAAGCCTGATTCTATCTGTGATTTGCAGTTTCATTGCATTCTTGACCTGCGTTCCGAGGCGCATTTTTTGCGCGGTATGATCTAACCCACGAATTAGCACCGTTTCCGCGCTATCCGCTCTTGTCTGGCTGTACCCATACTTTGACGTTATCAGCTGGCAGAACGTAGCAAAACGCCGGTTTAATGCATTCGGGTCAATCTCTTCGTTTTTGATGTATTCTTCTTCCAACGCCACAACACGGAAATCTTTTGTGATCCCGGTGGCTTGAAATTTCGTTGCGGACTTTGTACCACCGAAGTCAACGCCAATTGAAATGATTGAAAAGCTGGCGCCGTTTTGCTTGGCCCACTCCAAAGGGTCTCCGATCAAATACTTTTCTGTATCGTTGGCAAAGTCCTTATAAACGATGCCCTCTGCCGCTACCCACAGGCCGCGCACATACCGGTCATAAAATATACCGGCATACATATTCTCGTACCGTTCGAGGGTGCGCTTGCTCAGGCCGGGGTTGTCCGTCATTTCAAAATGTAGATACAGTGCGTTGCGCTCACGGCTTCGCTTGATCCACTCCTGATAGAACCAGTGATGTGGACTGCCGGGGTTACAGGAGAACCACAACCGCGCACCGTCAACGGAACAACGTGCAAGCGCCTGTTCCACAAACGAGCGCGGCATCAGCACCACTTCGTCCAGCAGCACACCCGCCAGCGTCCGGCCTTGGATCAGCGTATAGCTGGCCTCATCCTTGCCGCCGAACACCTCAAAGTAATTCGTCACGGCTCCGCGCCGCACTTCCATCACCTTGTCGCCGCGCCGCCAGCGGATGATATAACGTTCCTTTGCAAGGCTCATCGCTGTGAACGGCACGATGATATTCTTGGTGCAGCTATCCACCGTGCGGCCACACACACCGAAGCGCTGACCGCTGAAATTCTCCATCGCCCAGCGGACAAACGCCCACATCATGATGGAGGTTTTGCCGGAACGAACGGCGCCGTCGCAGATCAGCGCGTCATACTTGGAATAGGGGAAAGCAAGGATTTTCTGCTGCCTCGGGCTAATCATCGCTCTCCAACCCTTCTGCCATTTCACGCAGGCTCACGCTCAAAGCATCCTCCTGTGCGTTATCAGTCGGCAAACCCAGCTCAACAATATCGCGCTGCCCAAGGTACTGTTTCCCCAGCCAAATAGCCATGCTTGCGTTCTTTTCGGCAAGCCGCCACTGGCTTCTACGTAAGGATACTTTCCCCAATCCTCGCTTTTGCCTGAATACTTCGGAAAAACTTGCACGATATGTGCGTTTACACCAACCATCCAGCGTTTTGTCGGTCACACCAAACCAGCCGCAGATCTCCTCAAGCGTGCATTGCAGGCCGCAGAGGTTTTCGAACTGCTTCTGATCTATTTCCTTTCTTGGCCTTGCCATACGCGCCCTCCTTTCTCCGCTGGTGTTTGATAAACTTCTCCATATCCCGCTTTAAGTACGGGCTGTTCGTCTTGGCGATAATCGCCTGCGCTTCTTCAATCGTCATGCAGAAGCACCGCCTTTTTGCCCGTCAAGTTCTCCCACCGCTTTACAATCACATCGCAATACTTCGGGTCAAACTCCATAACATAAGCATTTCTGCCATTCTGCTCACACGCAGCAACGGTTGTCCCGCTTCCGGCAAACAGGTCGAGAACAATGTCGCCGCCCTTGGTATTATTCTTGATTTGATAGTCAAATAGCGCAACAGGCTTCATAGTCGGATGCTCTTTATTCGCTGTCGGGCGATCAAATTCAAGCACCGTTGTCTGCTTCCTATCAGATGCCCAGAGATGACCAGCCCCCGCCTTCCACCCATATAGGCAAGGCTCATGCTTCCACTGGTAGTCTTGCCTGCCCATGACCATTGCATTTTTAACCCAAATCAAAACCTGCCGAACTTCCCATCCCGTCATCTGGCACGCCATTCTGAAAACATATGCTTTTGAATCGGCGTGCCAGATGTAAAATACCGCGCCGGGTTTCATCACAGAGTTAGCCGCTTCAAATGCCGCTTGCAAAAACGCAATAAACTCGTCATCGCTTTTCGCATCATTTTCAATCTTGAGTGCGTCCTTCGTTTTACCTGTATAATCAACACCATACGGCGGGTCTGTAAGCAAAAGGTCTGCTTGTGCCCCCCCCATGAGCTTTTGTACACATTCCACGGACGTGCTGTCCCCACACATAAGCCGGTGCCGTCCAAGCTGCCAAATATCGCCACGTTTGGTAATCGTTTCAGATTCTTCGTCGACCTCCGGTGCTTCGTCCTCAGTGACTTCGTCCGTTGTGTCTTCCGGCAAGCCCCAATCAAAGTCAAAAGCCGACAGGTCGAGACCAGGCAATTCATCAGCCAACAGATCAAAGTCCCAATCGCTTTCGTTGCTCTTGTTATCCACAAGCCGCAGGGCGTTCACTTGCTCCGGTGTCAGATCGTCCACGCACACGCACGGCACTTCTTCCATACCCAGCTTTTTTGCCGCCAGAGCGCGGCAGTGGCCAATAACGATCACTCCGTCACGGTCAATCACAATCGGCTGCACAAAACCGTATTGCTTGATGCTCTCCGCAACGTTATTGATTTGCCGTTTATCGTGTTTCTTTGCGTTGGCGGCATACGGTTCAATATCAGCAAGCCGCCGTTTTGTGATTTCCATGCTTTCCTCCTGTTTTGCTACCAGCCCCCGCCCCTTGGCCTGTACATAGCAGACTTTACCCGCCCAATTGGGCACTCCTACTATCTTTTGGCGCAGGCGGCTGGAGTCGAACCAGCACATACGGGAGTCAAAGTCCCGTGCCTTACCTTTTGGCTACACCCGCATAAAAACAGACACCCGCGAGATATCCCGTGAGTGTCTGCATGCCGGCAACGCTCTTGCGAGGCCGCTTGCGCGGAGGCACCCATTACCGGCTGTGCCATAACCTATGGAGGAAAGAAAGAGGAGAAAAATGAAATTTCGGGTTGTGGGCTGATTGGTTACTCTCCGATGATACTATTTTAGCACGTTTTTATGTGCCTAATGGGCCAACTTTTAGGAAACCAGGCCCAAATAATCCGCTACGTGCCACAAAAATGCAGCTTTGCGGCGCTTCATGGTTCTCTCGCTGAATCCGCATCCGTCCATGATTCTAAGCGGGTATCTGTCCCGGTTCTCGCAATTCCGCATGATCACCCATACCAGCTTACGCCGCACGTTCTCATTGGCGATATCGCGGCCCACGTTTTCCATGGCGTATTCCACGGCCCGCATTTTCTTCGTTTCCGGCCAGTTCTCTATGGTTGCCAGCCGTTCCGCCTTGCGTTCGGCTATCCTGCTGTTGCCGGGGCTATGCGGCATACCAGACATGGCATAGGCCGACGACTCCAACACTTCTTCCCGGGCCGCATTGTACGCGCGGACCCGGCGGGGATAGCCCCTGACATAGGCGATACATTCCATGCGGATATCGTAGGGGAGAGAGTATTTGTTGCTCATGTAGCACCTCCAGGAGTTTCATAGAACCCCTTTGGTTTCAGGCCATATGTAATCAACGTGTTTGACCTGCCTCCCTGATACACTGTCACGTCCCGCCCAAACACATGCACCTTGGCGAACATATGGCGGAATGGTTTCACGTCGCCATGTACATTAATTTTTAACACCACGCCGTAAATGGAACCATCCCATCTATCTTCTCTCTCTACAGGGTACTCTTCCACATCCGCAATAGCAAGCTTGGGCTCTTCGCACAAGATTATTGGAACCCCTCTGTAAACGTTCATCGTACCTCCTATTCCAGCGCCGTCTCAACGCCATACTCTTTGAGCATCTGCCGGATATCTGCCCAGGTAACGTACCCTTCCGCCACGCACTGAGCGGCGTGGTTTAGCTCCCCGGCAAGCTGCTGCACATCGTCCATCGGCGCGTCGTGCTTATCGATCAGGACGTACAGCATCAGATCTATGCCACGGTTCAGGCCCTCCACAATGCCATTGCTGTAGGCTTTGTCTACGTCGGCCTGTGTGCGGGGGATTCTGCGGGGGTTAGTCTTGGGCATGGGCATCCTCCCTCCTGCCATTCGCGCACCAAAAATCTGGAGACACAGGACAATCCACGCACGGGCCGTAGGAGCATATCAGATCATCCACTGCGTAGTAGCTGTTCTCGCAATCTTTGCACCGCACCACGGGCACAGCGTCCACAGTTTTTGCCGCTTCAATTGACTTTTTTATATCTCGATACGGTACAAGGAGATCGCCATTATTGTCATACCCGTACTCGACCCTGAATTTCACCGCATCCGCATCAATCAACCGCATCGCGGTCACCTCCGTCCATCTTTGCGCCGCAGTTGGGGCAGTGCTTTGGAAGCAGTCTCGGCGGCATCGGGTCTTCGTAACAAATATCTTCTCTGCAAGCGCTACACTGCCAATCGCACCATTCTTCGACATCAAACAAGGTATCGTCGTCATCAAAGTCGCTTTCTGAAGGTATCCACCGCCCATGCACCACCGGGGCCACGTCGGCGGTGGGGATGCTGTAAAAATCCTCCGCTAAATCGTTATAGGCGTCTGCGTAGATTCCGCTTTCCCCGCCAAGCTCTTCAAACGCTTTTTGACATTCTTCCGATTGCTCACGGATATAAGCGATTGCCGCCTTGCGGCTTATGTATTCATCCATTGTCAGCCCTCCTCCACATAGCACCAGCTCTGGGGCGGGCGGCGAATCTTCAGGCTTTCGTTCCCGCAAGTGCCGTTGTTTTCCCGGTACATGGCGCAGCTCTCACAATACCAGCTATTTTTGCATGCGCGCCGAAACTCACTCAGTTTGCGCGGCTGGTCATAAATGCGCAGGTCGGAAATATGCCAGCCGTAACAACGCCCCTTATCGCCGATATAAGCTATAATTTCTGCCTGAGATAAGCACGTCGCAGGGGAAAAGGCGGCATTTGTTGGACACCATAGCCTGCCGCCATCGTATGTGATCGGGACAATCCGCTCACAGGCAAACTCCCCAATGACCTTGCCGTTAGCCTTGCGGATTTTCCCGTCTGCACCGTGCAGCTCAAGAATGTTGTGCGGGTCCTTCGCGTCAGGCATCGTACAGTAGATGTACGCCTTGAACGGCGTTTCCAGCTTTGGCCTGGTCTTTCTGACTTCGATGGTCTTTTCGCCGTTGGCGATCTTCTCCACCCACTTCGGGCGGATGCTCAGCATAACAGCCTTACTCATCCTTCATCGCCTCCAATGCTTTCTCCGCCTCCTCGCGGGTGAGGAATACCGTCTTTCCAAATGAGCAAGGATTGACCCCGTACTGTTCTCTTAATCCATCTACTGTAGAAAATACAATGGTCGTAACGCGGCTTCCAATGTTCGCAAATTCTATGACGCATTTGCGGGTGTGCCGCATCCCGTCAAGATTCGCCCACACTATATCGCCCACCTTGCACGGCAGCACCACCAGCCGACCGTCCTTGTTGGCCTCGGCCAGCTCGCGCAGGCGGGTATAGCTGCAAAGGCTTTCCAAATCAGCAAGGCGCATGAGCTTCAACGCGATCTCGTCTGCCTTGTCCTTCGGTAGAACTTCCTCCGGCGCACACTCTCTGTCCTCGTAGGCGGCGAGGCGATCCTTGAGGCGATTGCGGCAGTACAGCGCGGTGCAGTCAACCATCGGCTTACCATGCTTACCCGTCCAATCCGCTTTGCACTTCTCGCAGTCCATCATTGCCTGTCCATCGGTGTCGCGCTTCGTCAGTCGTTCCATTACTCCACCTCCTGCATCCAGAACTCGCGGCGGCAATCACTGCACTTTTTCAACGAATGGCATTCTGCTAAGCATAAAATGTGAAAGTCAAACCTTTTTGGGCAAAAAGTCAACACCCCATCATCCGCAGGGCGCGCATTCGGCCACTGCTCCAGAAACACACTCTGCCGCGTTTTGCGTGGATGTGCGGCAGCCCATTCCTCGACGATTTTGACGGCTCTTTCGGGGTTTTCAAACATCCACCGGCAGCATTCGTCCACAGGCTTTGCTTCATCCACGCGGCATCCTTCGCAATCCGGTGAAAACGAATTACACATCCTGTTTTGCTCCTCGATAAACTTTACAGCATCCATCACATTTCCCTCCATCTGCACCCGTCACAGGCGCCCTCGTGTGCGTGTTTGTACTTCCCGCAGTATTGGCATAGTTCGTTTTTCATGGCGTGCAATTCTTCTTTAAGCCGCAAAACCTTGTCTGTTTTCGACACAGCCATGTCAAGCAATTCCTTGATGTCTCCCGGCGTCAGCCCCGTGTCCTCGTAGGCGGCGAGGCGGCTCTACGCCGCTTCTTCCCACTTGCAATTCATGGCGCAGTTTCCGCCAACTTCGAGTCGTTCGGGGCCGAGGAATGGTGTCCTTCAGGCTGGCGTTGGCTTTCATCAGTGCCTCGATGTGCCGCTGCTGGTTCTCGATCAGGTCAGCGGCAGCATCCAACACTCGTTCTTGGCAACGCTGCTCATCATTGTGCATTGTGCAACCATGACACTCTCCCTCGGCACAGCACCGCAGCACGGTCACGATCTCATCTCTCGTCATGTCATTCCTCCTTATCCCAGCTCGCACGTCATCATGCCACCTTCGCAAATGTCCACGATGTGTTCGCACAATTCTTTGGGGATAATAGATCGTTCCATACTTCCTTTTAACCCCTGCGTACCCGTCTTTGCCCCTCGCGGCGCGGCTACATGGCACGGGTCGCCATTGTGACACGGCGGCTTAAATCCGGGGTCTGGGTGATTCGTCCAGATGTCGGTGGGCTTCATCCGCATGTCACCATACTGGCAATATGTAACGGTGTATCTGGGCAATCCCTGCATCCAAGTCATTTTGCGCAGCCCGCCGCGCGGGTTCTCGATGAACCAATATGTGGGAGACAGGGCCAAGATTAAGCGCAAAACGTGCTGATCGACTGCATCACAAAACTTTGCATATTCGCTAATAGGGTCTAAATTCCCCGTCTCTGGATTTTTGCGCCGATGATGCGATATTGCCGCAATAGAAAACGTCGCGCAGTCCGGGCTTGCCCAGATAACGTCCGGGCGTCCAAAGCGTTCCAAGATATCCTGCGCTGTGACGGTCATGATATCCGCGTACCAATCGATATGGTCAAAGTCCTTATCCCACTCGATGGAATACACCTCGTGTCCGCGCCGCTCGAACGCCTTGCCGATGCTTCGCGTCCCCGCAAAAAGCTCTAAAACCTTCATCTCAATACCTCACTCCGATAAAATCCAGCACTCGACCGTAGCCAAGTCCCTTCTCGTTGGGCTTCCACAGCCCGTCCGCGTCCCATTCCCCGCCGCCAATGCAAAACTCGTAGTGCTTCGGGTGCGTATGCTTCATGCGCTCGAATCGGTTCTCGCCCTTTTCGAGGTGCGCTCCAAATGCGCAGAACATACAGCCCGTGCGTTGACAGCCGGTGCAGTGCAGCTTGCAGTCAATCAGCGTCGCGTTGTAGTCGTTCTCACCGTCGCTTGCTACAATATCACCATATACGCTGGCGATAGGTAGTTCGCGGTCTACGATGAATTGCAGCACGTCTTGCTCCGTCCAAAAGCTCATGGGCTTACTCATGGGTCGTTTTCCCTCAAAGGCGTTGCAGCCGGTCGCCGTCCATGTCTGAAACCGCTGCCGTCCTTCTTCTGCCATCATCGCAACGATAGGTTTTTCACGGCTCTCGCGCTCATAAGTATGCGCCGCCCTTTTTTTCATAATGTGGCAACATTCCGAAGAGACAAGAAATGGAGCGTCAAGCAGAAATGCCCAGTTATCGCAGTTCCAGATGCTTTTGTTCCCATCCTTATCAAGCATTTCGCCACGGAGACGCATCATTCGGTATTTATTCCCCCTCCGTGCAAGCCAAACATTGTTTGCGACCTCCTTACTAACAATGCTGTACCCGTACTTCGTCACCACCTGCCGAATGTTCATCTGGGGTCGAAGCCGCACAAGGTTTACGGTGATATGCGGGAACTCCCTGCGAAGCCACGCGGCGTACTCATTGACAAACCGCTGTATCTCCGGGTACTCCAGCCCGGTGTTTACAAACACCAAGTTCAACTCCCACGGCGGTGTCCTGAAACTCGACAGGTACCACGCCGCCAGATACGCCAGCACCGTGCTGTCCTTGCCGCCGGAAAAGCTGACGTAGCACTGTCCGCCCCATGCGGTGTACCATTCGTCCAGCTTTTCGTAGGTCAGTATCTCCTTGTCCTGCACGTCCAGCGCCATGAGTTTTCTTGCCGCATCTTTCGTCAGCGGTTGATTTGGTGGCAACATCACTCGCCCTCCTCCAATCTCACAACCTCGTAGCAGCCGAATCTGCCGCCGTTGCGGATTGCCTTCCAAATCGCAAAACGAACATTCTGATGCTTCCGCCCGGACAGCTGCGCCAACTCCGCCGTGGTCGTACCCCACCATCGGGGCAGGCGGTACTTGTCCCGCGTCACGATCATGTACACCGTCATCCTCACACCTCCCGGATGGCGTATCCGTACCGGTTACGGAACAGCTTTGCTTTCATGGCGTACTCCCGCGTCCTCATCCCTTTCACGTCCTCCACTACCGGCAGCCAGTACCGCTGGCCGTAGCTGTCAGGAGCCGCTCTGCGCTCGTACACGAAGTCCGCAACGTAGTCGATACTTTTCACGCGGTCGCCCTCAAATGTCGTGTACGCCTCTTGCAAGCAGTACCGCACCTGCAATTTTAGCCCCCGTATCTCCCCGGCATTTTGCAGCAGCAACAAAGCGTCATAGCGCTCCGCCTCCTTCTTGCTGTCGAAAGTCAGCTTGCCGCGCCGCGTCTTCTGCGCCTTGTACTTTCCGGGCTTGCGCATCTTCTCCATGACCTGCTTCTGCGCCGCAGGCCCCAGCCGCATCAGATCATCACTGTTCATCCAACAACCCTCTTTTCTCCAGTCCGCGCTTGCTCATGGTGTAACGCTTGATCGTCGTCAGTTTCTGGTCTTTCCCGCAGCGCTGGCACACGCCCCGCGCCCAGCCGTGGAACGCTGGCTCGATGATGTATTCCGCCGCCATCTCCTGCAAGCAGTCCACGCACAGCCTGCCGGACGCGATCTTCCATGCGCCGTCGTTCATCGCAACCTCCAGTTCTTTCCGCTGCCCGTCACGCTCATGGTAAAGCCCTTCGCGCGCTCCGCAATGCGGGATCCTATCGCCTCGTCCCAGTCCAATATCTGTCCTATCGTCCGCTCGGAACTGATGATCGTTGCACACTCTGGCTTTATGTACCGGGCATTCAGCAGGTCAAACGCAATGTTCCGGTCAGCCTCCGTCACGTTGCCCTTGAGGAAGTCGTCGATGTAAAGCACGCGGATAGTTTTCAGCATTCCCACGGCATCTGCGTACAGCTCCGCATCGTTTACTTTTGCCTTGATGGATGGAATGTCCGACCGCCACTGCATATACCGTACTGGCAATCCTGCCTCCATCAGCTTCCCGCAGATCGCCGTGCACAGATGCGTCTTTCCACTGCCGGGGGTCCCACCGGCATAAAACCACTTACCGCGCCAATCCGTGATATACGCCTCGGCCATCTGCTTTGCCTGCTTCTGCCACGGCTCCGCCGTCTGGTACGTCTCCAGCGTACAGCTTTCCAGCAGACCGGACAGTCCGCTACGCGCAATGCGCCGCTGGTTGTCCTTGCGTATCTGGCAAGGGCAGATACGGGTCATAAGCTCCCCGGTTGCGCTGCGTGTGGCCGTATAGCCCCTGTCCTCGCAGTCCGGGCACTCAAAGTACGACTTCTCCTGGGATATTCCATTTTTTCGCAGGTTCTCCAGCACCGCCGTTATGTCCATCGCCGTGTTCCTCCTTCCATCTCGTCTCCCAATTCCGCACGGCGGCTTTCCAGTCCTTCATGCGGTTCTTGCCTACCATCCACCCCTTCTGCTCGTAGAAGGCGACAAAACGATCTGCGTTGACGTGATAGCCCTGCGCCTGAACATAGGCGGATACATCATCAGCGGATGGTGGCGTGAAGCGCTTCGCGCGCGTATCACTCACACCGTTAGGTGGGAGTGTATTATCTTTGGTTTTGTCTTTGGTTTTGTCTTTGGTTTGGTACGTTTCGTATACGGTCGTATTCGATCGTATACCATCGTATACGGTCGTACCCTCGCGACGTGCATATCGCTTTTCGATGTTGCGCTGATTCTTTGCGCATCTCTCGTCATACGCCGCTTTTGCCCTATTTATATCGTCCGCAATAAAATCAAATGCGATCGACTCCCGTCCCGTAAGTTCCTCCGTCTCTCCGGTCTCGCCATATCCCAGCAAGGCCCGTACAAGCCGACCTACCTCTTGATCTGAGAGTTTCTCCAATTTTTTGCGATAGCTGAAATAAAAGGGAATGTACTCAAGAGCCACTATGCACCGCCTCTCACTCCTTCGGCGATACGCCTATTTCCCATTCTTTTCTCCCTGCCTCTCGTACTCGTCCGTCAGGTGCCGTGCGATGGTGCAATGCTCCCACGCCCCGGCACAGAATTGATTCATGAAGCGGGATGCCGCGCCGCTCGTCTCAAAGCTGACGCGGCTACCGCCCCCGCAGCCAACCCGC